CCTAGGTTATGGTATGCACCATAATCAGCATCAACAAGAGTTGTTGTTGAAATTGGATTTGTTGCTTCGGTTGTTTCCTTGTATGGATTTGTAGTAGTATCTGCCATTTTATTTTATCCTTTTAGGTAAGTTTTGAAAGAAATGGGGGAGTTTGCAGTCCTCCCCCCATCATTATCAGGAGGCACTGATTTCGTATGCAGCGTAAGGACGGAGTGCGCCTCCACCCATGAGCATCTTAGCGACCATGAAATCGCTTTGACGACGAACATCACGCATAGTTTCAGTTGTGATTCCTGCCATTTGAACGACACCGATGGCAGACTTGTGGAACATTACACCCATGCTCTTGGTAAAGTTACCTTGGTACTTAGCAGGACCGGTGGTAATGTTGGCGGTTGGAATGTGATTGGAGCAATAAACAGGAGTACCAAAGACATCAATAGGAACTTGATATCCTTGTGCAGCGTTCGCATTTGGACCAGCGATACCAAGGTCATTACGACCCCAGATACCACCAGCAGCAGCGTTCTGAACAGCACTACCATCCCAGTACGGAAGTCCTAGACGACGGAGAGCGTAATAGAGACCGACTCTAACTACGCAGCAACGATCGGCAACAGGAACATCCTTCTCATCCATTGCTTGTGCGATAGCAGCAATTGCTTCAACAAGAGCAGCACCGTCACGCTCGGTGTTACCAGTAGCAGCAGAGAAGTCAGCGAAACCATCTGCGGTTGAATATTGATTACCACCGATTGGGAATGAGTTAGTTCCGCTGTCAGCAGTAACTCTTGCAGCATTGATTAGCAAGCAAGCAACCTTACGGTCCATTTGGCGTGCCATTTCTCGTCCACATTCATTGGCGAGTTCGCTACGGATATCAAAGTGTGCCATTGAAACATCAACATCATCCACTTCAAAGTGGGCGACGAGAGGACGATCATCTAGAGAGATGGTGTACTCTTTGGTATCAACATCCATACCAAGGAGTTCAGAACCCGCTTCGTGGTATTCTGAACCGATTTTCCAAACAGCAGGATATTTAACATCCTTGCCTTCAGTGATTTGTTTGTAATTAACGAGGGGGAGGAATTGATTTGCTTCCTCAAAAGCAGCGATAACTTCTCCACCGAATACTGGTAGAAGAAGATCAGTTGGGGTCTGCGAACCAGCAGCAAGTGCTTGGTTAGTCAGAAATCTTAGTGTATTGGCGTTGTTTGCCATTGTGATTTTTCCTTTGTAAATAAGTGTTTAAAACTAAAACGATCTAACCAGTGCCGTCACCAGATTATCGTCAAGTTATCCACAAAGGGGCAAGACGGTCCTAGACTTCACTAAAGTTCTCCTCCATACTTTCATATAGAGAAGAACCAGAGAAGAGAAAGAAATAATATGCTGTTAGAGAAACAGCACGGTAGCGGGAGTTCCTTATCCCAGTTCCGTTTTATTTCAAGTGATGTTAATTCTTATTGCTCTTCATTAATTCTTCAGCGATTTGTTTCCCAATTTCAATACCTTTATTGTATGAATCTTGTTTCTCTGCTGCGACTCTAGCATCTTCACCCGGACGCTTTAGCAGTAGACCACCACCACCGGCAATGAGAGACAGAATCAAAGCACCACCGGGGAAACTAGGTGCAGCACCTTGAACTAAACCCATTCCAGTATTGAGCAATGATGCCACAAAATCATATACTTTATTGCTATCATCAACAGCAACCTTCAATGCCTCTGTATTGGTAGAGACATAGTATTGCCAATCACGCCATACCTTGTCTGCTTCTGCAAGGGTCATCTTTCCTTCAGGCAAATCCAATGCTTGGACTACCTCTACAGGAGGGTGGAAAGGAATCCATGATTGGACATTGCATCCCTGTGCAACACCCATAAGAACAAAGGTTACTGCTGCAAGACCGAACAATCCTAGTGAAGTTTTATTTTGTTTCATCCAATTTAACATTTTCTTTTTCCTTTGGTTTGGTTACACCGAACATTACAACAGAGAGAAATAACATAAATGAAGCAAGTACACAGATTAGATATTTCTTTATCCATTTAACCATTTACTATCTCCAGATGCACGAATGCGTGCCTGTACCCATTCTGTGTATTTACGATCAACACCATATCGCTTATCACGGATATGGGCAGTCATGTCTTTGCGGTTGAAGAACGGTTCAATTTCTTGTGTTGCAACCATAGAAGTCGTTTGTGGAACCGATTTCTTTGGTTCTTTGTTGATTGGGTTATTGTTGGTTTCTTTTGACATTCTAGCATGAAGACCGAGCAAAGTAGTTTTCCAAGCAGGAGAACTAAGTTGCTGATTGACCACTTGTCTTTCTTGATCTGAGAGACTTTCACTTGCGTATTTGATAATCTTTTGGAGTTCATCATTACCCCCTACCATCTTTGCTGCTTCTTGAACTAGAGCAATACTTCTCTGTTTCCAACCATCAACATACTGATTGATGATATGATCTGGAACTTTGTACTTTGCTTTTATTTTCTGTCTTGTTTGTGCCGAGAGATCCCCTGACTTTTGAAGTTCAAGTCCCAATTCGTCCCATTCGGCATCGTTCTCTGTTGGTTCCGGTTGTGCTGGTATTGCGAGTTTGTCAGAAATCGGCGGTTCATTTTCTTCCGGTTGGGGGTCAACATCTGCTTGTGGTTGCTCCTGTTGTTTCTTGATCTTTGACAATTCTTGACTTGCTTTGGTATAAGACTTACGCAATTCTTTATATGATGCAATGAATTTATCAGGATCTCCCTTGAATTGATCCGGTAAATTATTTGGATTTGCCCTTGCATATTTCTCAACTGATGCGAGTTCACGCTCTTCATCTGTTGGAATTGTTGGGGTGTTCTCCGGTTTCTCAATTTGATTCTCAATCTCTTCTGACATTTCTTATCTCCTTAAACTTGTTGCTGTTGTACTGCTTGTTCTGCTGATGCAGAGGCAGATGTTTCTGCGATGTTTCCGATAGTAGACATCAACTTCTCTGATGCCATTGCTTGTAGTGATTGTTCTGCTTGTGCTTGTTGTTCTGCTTGTAATTGCTCTGGTGACTTAATGAGACCAGCAGACTCAAGACCCAATGAGGTAGTGAACCTTACAAGGAATCCATAAGGATCAATGTAGGGTTGGAATGCTGATACCTGTCCTGCCATTGACATCCATTGTGAGAGAAGGGTTGATTCAATTTCTCTATTGAGTGCTTCAAGTCCTGTACGAACTTTGAGTCCAAGGATTCCCTTTTCAGAAATTAATTGAACTATATCTTTAGGTAATAGATCATCCTTTACCATCAATAGTACAGTTCTCTTTACGATTGGAATCTGTATGGATTGTGCAATTCCAGAGAATACACCACCCAATGATTGATCCAATTCCTCTGCCATCATACGAATCTCAGTAGCAGTAACTCTTTCTGCTTGTCTTTGTAGAGAAGAGTTTAAGAGAAATACTCTACCCAATCCATTTATAAGATCTGTTCTCAATCCTGCCATGGGTTGTAGATCTACTTGTCGTAGCAATTGAATAGGGAAAACATCTGTCTGACGAGCAGAGACATAATCTCCATTAGCAGTATCAAGCAGGTCTGCTATCTCAGTAATGCCGCTTGGGTCAATTCCGATGCGGTGTTCGCTATTTGCCATTGCCGCCTCTACAAGCGACTTGGACAATGCTTCTAGGGTACGGATATCCCCGATGTGCTCCTCAACCAGAGAGCGTCCATAGTCCTCTCCTGCGATCCTAGACCACGACTGAGGAATGTATGGGCATACCGTAAACTCACCTTCATCAACTATTACACCACAATATTCTTTGGTACATTTCCAGACTTTATCATCTGCTTCCCATTCAACCATTGTGTAAAATGGGCGGTGAGACTTGCTAGGTGCGTATGTTTGGTTGAATGAGGTAGTAAAACTGTTATACTCGGAATTGTTATTGTGATACTTCTCTTTGCTGTCTTCTCCTTCTTCTTCATATATTTTCCCTTCTTCCATTGCCATTTCCCAATCTTCTGGGATTGCATCTTTGTCTACCCATTCCCTGAGAATTATTCTTTTGATCTTTCCATCAGGAAATCTTTGGACCACATAGTGATCAACTCTATGGACCATGAATGAATAATCATCTTTGATTTCAAATAGAGCATCACCGAGAACTATAAGGTGTTGTAGCAATACGAATAGTTCTTGACGCAGATTTGAATGGGAAAGTTTAGTCATTATCTTCTTGTCTAAACGACTCAAAGAAGCAATGGTATCATTCATATTCACACCTTGAGGGACATACTGAGTATCAACCTCAAAGGAAAAGAATGGTGCTTGGGACAGAGGATACATTGCTGATGTGATTCTTGATGCCAGAGACATAACACCTCTTGCTGGCATGGAGTTAAAGACATCAGGCAGGTCCATGGATTCAGTGAATCCTTCTCTTGGGAAGATGGTAGGTACGGTTAGTCTTGCACAATCTCTTGCACGGTTCAACTTATTGGTGCGTCTTCCATCTAACTTGAGAAATTCTCTTTCAATATACGATGTATTTGTTTTGTATTCCATGTTAAATTCCTATTTGTCCTCTTGCTAGATTTTCACTGGCATACAACATACCCGCATATCTTTGTTCATTTCTCAATGTTTTCTTCCATTCACCAGATTCTATCTGTGCTGATGTTAATCCACCATATTGAGATCTGAATGTCTCTGCTGCCTGTTGTCTTTCTGCCTGTGCTAATGGATTGGCAGATGAATTCCATTGATCATACTTCAATAAATTCTGATATAGTTGTTGGTTATAAGACATTCCATCTTTAAGCACATTACCTTCAGACAAAGCATATTCTTGTTGGACATTGGAGAAACCTAAATTAGCAGCAGTAAACCAAGAGTATCCTTGTTCCTCTGGAATAACTGATGCAGTTCCTCTCTGGTAGATTGCTTTGGTTCCATCTTTACTTGCTCCCATAAATTTGTAACCTTGTTTCTCCAGTGATCTGGCATCAGGTGCAGGACCACCCGACCAATTAATCCTATCTTTATTAGGAAAGAAAGGAACTTCAACTATAGAATAATCTGCACTTGCACCTTTCATTTGGACTGATGTCTCTGGTGCAAACCTTTCAGGAATAAACAAAGATGCTTCTGGGACGAATCCAGCAGTTTGCATTTCTTCATACTCTAGAGAACTTTCCCCTCGTTGTCTACCAGTAGCAGCAGCAAGTTCTCTACTAGCAACACGACCAAGGTATCTTCCTTTTGCATCTTCAAACTTAACCTTGCGTTCTTGTTCTCTTGCTTGTCGTGCTATCTCTTCTGGTGATGGTCCTCTAGGTGCTTTGCCTCCCATGGGTTACTCCTTAGTTTGCTAATTGTTTATTCTTAATCAACTCTAGATAATCAATTACTGAAAGTTGACCGGACATAAAATCCAATTTTCGTTGATCTTTATCAAGTGTAAATGTTATTGGTTTATAGACACGCTTTAGTGCATCTATCAAATCTTGTGATATATGTGGAAAATCTTTGTCTTTCATTTCTCATCCTACTCTCATTGGGTGTCCTACCAGTTCATGGTAAAACGCCTGTGTTGTGTGTGAAAAGGTAACGATATTCAGTTCTCTGAGAACTTCTTTTAGTTGAGAAACACATGTTTCTCTTTTCGGCAGAGAAACATCTGCACCGAGATCTTTCATAACATATATCGGTTCTGTTATAAGTCTCTTAAAAGTGCTGGATAATCTTCTACCTTTGAATTTATTATCAAACCAATTAGGATCTTCTGGTTCAAATCCCATCAATTGTATGAACATGGAAGGAACACACTTACGATATACCGTAGATGTTCTTCTTAATGTCAATCCTTTTGATGGGTGGGGAAATAGATAACGATCCTCATCAAGCATCATGCCAACATGAACAGCACCATGACCCCAGATGTACTCTCCAATTGTTGATAAGAGTTCACCTTTAAAATCAAAGAAATCAACACATACCAATATTGGTTGTTTAGAGGTCGCCATTCAGAATATCATTCTTTCTCTGGTTTGAAATTATATTCAGAGAAACCAACATATTCAAACCAGCGATTGTATTTGGATCGTCTGAAATAACTTCGTTTGCCGCTTGAGCAAGCATCAAGAAGTCTGCAATGTCATCATTAGACTTTGCCCTGTTCCAGATTACTCGTCGTTCTTGGGGTGTAAACCTATTCAGAAATTCATACGATGTCCATGTGTACACTCTAGGCGCACGCAGGAATCTAGGGTTTCCGTTGGGTACATAAGTTGCACCGATCTCACAGAACTCCCCCTCGTTCAGATTCAATCCATATGGTAGTGAACCTGCGATTACATTTGTTACTATATTATTTTCGTTGATAATTGCTTGTCTCATTTTCTTCTCCTTTATTCCCAGCAATATGTTATGACTCTAAGAAATCCATCTCCACCAGTTCCACCTGCGGTATTTGTAGCAGTAGAAGAAACACCTCCACCACCAGATCCACGCCTACCGTTTCCACTGTTGCCTCCAGCACCTTCTCCAAACCCATCTACATCAAATGCTGGTCTTGCGTTTGTACCTGAAGGAGCACCACCCCCACGACCGGGATTATTTGTACCGGCAACAAACTCAAAAGACCGTGGTTTTCCGCCTGCTTGTCCAGATCTTCCTCCTCCACCAGCACCAAACCCACCAGCAGCACCAGTCAATACACCTGTTCCTGATGATGCACCTCCACACCCCCATATATTAGCATTGCTTACTCCAATATACGGTGCTCTTCCTTGACCAGAAGTCAATGTTCCGCCTGCCCATGTAAATCCTGCAAAGGTTGTATCTCCACCATCTGTTGCTGATACTGTTGCAGTACCTACACCACCAGCACCTATTACTACTGTCTCTTCATTGTTCAAATGAAAAGCATTCAATACAATTTGATAAGCACATCCAGAATGTCCTCCTGCTCTATTTCCCGCAGTACCTGCACTGCCCACTCCAGATTGTCCACCACCAGTTCCTTCAATGAAACAGAGTTGTGCATTAGTAGGTTTTCTCCAAACATTATGTGGTGG